TTATTTCATCGTTGCCAGCTTGCGGATCAGGTCGCTGCCGTACTTGTAGGCCGCGAGGTAGTCCATCGTCTTGTCCTCCAGCCCTGCGCGCTTCTGGAGCTGCGCGCGGTAGTCCGTGTACTTCGGGCGGTACGCGCCGAGCACCAGCGACAGCTTACGCTTGCGGCGGTAGACCCCGTCGCCGTTGCTCTGGCTGCCGGTGTTGCCGTTGGAGGTGTTGCCCTCGATGGCGGTGACGTACTGCCCGCTGACGCTCTCGCAGATGCCGCAATGGTCGGTTTTGTACGCCGTGCCGGGGAAATCATAGATCAGCACGTCGCCGGGCTGGTAGCCCTTGGTGACCCACTGATCGTGTGTCTGCGCCCAGCGCATCAGCTCGCCGCAGGAGGCCGTCTTGCCGCCGCCCATAAAGAGCGCCTTGTCCGCCTGCTGGAAGCACCACCAGACGAACTGCATACACCAGTACACGCCGTCCATGCCGTAGGCCTTGCCGTACTTCTGCCGGTTTCCGCTCTGCTCGACCGTGCCGATCTCTTTGACCGCCACGGCGAGGATGTCACTTGCCTGCGCCATTGTCTTTGTTGTAGTTCGCCGTGGAAATGCCGATGAGCGCGCCCACGAAGGCAACCACGGCGTTGATGGTGGTCGCGACCTCCTGCGCGTAGGGCCAGCCCCAAACGCCCGCCAGCGCGCTGTAGAGCACGGAGAGCGCGGGCAGCGCGATGAGACACAGCCACTTGAGAATGTCGTAAACCTTGTCGTTGAATTGCAGTTTCATTTCAATCGTCCTTTCCTTTGATCTTGATGTTGGCCAGCAGAGCAAGCTCCGCCGTCCACGCGGCGAACCACGCGACGGTCAGGCTGTCCGGCACGGTCTTGTCGTTGGCGGTGAGAATGAGGCTCACGATGCAGTACCACGTCAGGTTAAAGATGGCTGCCCAGACGTACCGGTCGCGCTTGTGCATGGTCTTGAGTTTTTCCCGTGCGGACTTGTAGAGGTCGACGCCCAAAAGCGTCATGCAGACCACGCACACGCCCGCAAGGATGGTTTCGGCCCAATCCATCAGCTTACCACCTCCCACTCGTCGATCTCGCTTTTGATGCGGTCGATAAAGCTGTTGCCGCCGAGGGCCTTATAGCCGCGGTAGAGATAGAGAAAATCCTCCAGCTCGTACTGCCGGATGGTGTGGTCCTCCCGGTGGCGGTAGTAGGTGTGCAGCATGTCGTGTCGGAGCTGGCATTTGAGCGCGTCGGTCAGCTTGTCCAGCCCGAGCAGCCTGTTGCGGATGGGCTTAATGAGCATGGCCAGCGCGGCCAGAATGACCGTGATCTCCGAGCAGGTCGATGCAACGGTCGATAGGTTCATAGGCATTCTCTCTCTTTCCGGCGGTAAAAAAGCCGCCTTGTCGTTCTTGACAAAGCGGCTTCATGTGTGCTATATTTAGGCCAGTAAGAACGGCTGCCATTGCAGGTGGCGGTCGTCCCTGTTGCAAGTTTAGAGCTTGAAGGAAACGCCGCTTACCGCTATGGTGGGCGGTTATTTCTTATGTCTTGTGACCGTGAAGATCAGAGACGCAAGACCGATGAGCACAAGCGAATATGCAAACATATCAGCGTATGTAACCATCGCGCACCTCCTTTGAAGGAAGTGGACAACCTCGCCGTTCTTACTGGCAGCCGAATTATAGCACAGTCTGCCGCGCCTTGTCAATTTGCCGCCCTCGGGCGGCTTTTTCATTTCCTGTGCATTGCAGCTAAGTCACAGGCATTCCGTCTGTCTGGGGGACGATCACCACCTCCTGCCTGTTACGATCTCGCCGGGCATCGGCCCCGTCCGTTCCGGCGGCGGAAAAGGTGAAAAGCAATGTGATTCGAGTGATTCCCTTGTCGAAAAAATCAACCGGCAGAAACGAAATCTCGGAAACTTGGAATGGGCAGCCGAGGATTGAATACGGGTGTCCGCTGGACGCTTGTGGGCTGTTCGGCGGGAGCTGCTTCCTGTGTTCTTGATCTCTCGGAATGCCCGTGACTTAACTGCAATGCACGGCCTCGCCTGACGGTCAGGCGGCTCTTGTTATTTTCACGCGGAAAGCCCGCAGGAGCGCGCGTAGGCGCGCGAGGAGCGAGCCGGTACGCTGAGCCGCCGCGTCTTCCAACGCACGCAGGAGACGGCTCTGCGCCGCTGCGCGGTGCCTTCGCTGGCCCCATATCGGCGCCGTTATCAGCGCGCGATCCGGCGTCCGCTCCTGCCGCTTTTGGGCTCCGGAGGCAGTCGCCCTGCGTGCCGCAGCTCTGGCCCGCTCCGGGATCAGATCGTCCGCTGCGTGCTGTTGGTAGAGCGCATACAGTGCCGGCTCGAGCGCGTCCACGCCCAGCAGCTCCACGCCGCTGCCGTCGGTGCAGAGGGCACGGATGCGGCCGGCCGCGCGATGGATCGTGCGGCAGACGGTCGAATGGTCCACGCCCAGCAGTGCGCCGATTGAGCGCATATCCAGCCACTCGCCATAGTAGAGGTAGAGATACACGGCCTGCGTCTCCGTCAGACGCGAGAGCACATAGCGCGCCGTTTCCGGTTCGGCCAGGTCAAGACGGTTCGGATGCTCGCGCAGATCCTCCTGGCGCAGATCCTCCGACTTATCGTTAAGGACCTTCTTCGCGCGAAGCAGTGTGCGGGAGACCGTGGCCTTGTTCACGTCGAGCTGCTCGGCGATCTCCGTCGCGGTCTTGCCCTGCAGGAGGAGATCGAGCATTTCGCGCTGGCGGTCTGAGACCGCCGCGCGGCCGCGCCGGAGTGCCCTCATGAGCCGCGCGCGGCTCTCGCCATTGTCCGAGCCGAGGTCATCCCAACGGACTTGATTTCCTTCGAGGTCTGCAAAGGTCAAGTCGCAGCGCTCGAAGAAGTCAAAGCTGTTGACATCGGCTCCGGCAGCACCGGTGTGTATGACCGTCCGCTTGACCGCCTTGTGCCGCTTTTCCTGCGGTGGGCGAAGATATTCCAGCCGCTCAAGGCTCTCGTGGTACATCTCGAACAGGATGCGAAGACGGTGCTTCTGCTCTCCGCGTCTGCCGGGGTCCTGCTCCTGCTTGATCTCCTCCCGGACGAGCTGAATGCGCGCATAAAGCTGGTCTTTCTCCCGGACGGCAGCCTCATAGGCGGTCACATCAGCCCTCCCAGTCTACCCAGCCGTCCATGTAGACCTTGATCACACCGTCCACGCGGTAGAAGGCGTTGTTGATGAGCGGCACGCCCTCCGTGTATTCGATGGGATTGTCGGCGCTCGTGCCGACCGGATTCTCCTGCTCGACGTAATCCTTTCGGACGTCCACGTCGTTGACGGTGAAGATCCTCCAGTCAAAGCCGAGCTTGTCGCTCTGCTCCATGCGCTGCGTGATGCCGCCGGCGGCTTGCACGAGCTTTCCATCCGTGATTGCGCCCTTAATGGCATTGAGCTTTTCAGTTTGCATCATAGGTGGCCTCCAGTTCCGCCAGCTGCGCGTTGGCAGCGGCAAGGTTTTCTTCGCTCTCGGTGAGCTGCGTATCCTTCTCGGCGACAGTGGCGTTCAGGCTCTCGATCTGCGCCTGATACGGCATAACATCGCCCCAATGCTGCTTGTCCGTTTTGAGAATGACGGTAAAGTAGCCCTGCTTTGTGTACTCGATCTCCTGCACGGCAAAGGTGTAGCCCTCCGGCAGCGGGCAGGCCGGATAGTCCGTGCGGACCTGCTCAACCGTGACATTCTGCCAGTCGATGGCCTCGACCGCCTCCAGCGTGTTTTCCTCGTAGCAGCGCTCGAAGATCACACGGTATACTCCATTCAATGCCTGAACAAAGCCGACGCGGTGGCCGTTGATCCTGTAATTCACTCCGTAAAATCCGCTCATACACTCCTCCTTATCCGATCAGCAGCACAGCGCCGTCGAAGGCGGACGATGTGTGCAGTGTAATGGTCCCGTCAGCGGCGATCATGGCATAGGTCTCAAGGCTTGCCCATGTGCCTTTCCGATAGGCGCCGCTTGACAAGATAGATGCTTGCGCGAAAACGTCATTGCCCAGCAGCCCATGTTCGCTTCGCGGGATGCTCATGGTCGCCTCCGCATCGGTCTGTGTCCACTGGGCAGCGGTGAAGGTCTTGTAATACGATGCCGCCCCGCTCGGCGTTTTCCATTCCTGTCCATCGGCGGTCTTCGTCAGTACCTGACCGGCGCTGCCGCCGGGGACAGCAGGGAACGCGCCGACATCCTCGGCCGTATATTCGGGGGCACTTGGCTCACGCGCCCACTGCGAAATGCCGGGGTCGCGCACAGGGATCTCGACGCCGTTTACTTCAAAGCTATCAATGTAATTTGTATTTGCCATGTGCTCCTCCTTAGATGGTGAGCGTGTGCTCGTTGATCGCAGCCGGCGAGAGCTTCAGCATCGTACCCTCCTGCTGCATCGTGCGGGAGGGTACATCAACGAGCCTGACCACGGACCCGTCCACGTTAAACTCCTTCGCCACACAGATGCCGACGATCCGCTCGCCCGCTGCGTTGTGCGCGATGACGCCGGCCATGAGCGTCTCCGGCGTTACGGTGTCCCCGGTCAGATCAAGCAGGACCGTTCCGTCGCTGAGCTGGACTTTGTTATTGGCCATGCCGCACCTCCTCAGCCGATGGTGACCGTCTTGCCTCCCTGCGCATTGTCGGTGTAGGCAATCGGGATCGCCGCCACCGTGACGGAGCTGAGGCAGTTGTACTCATCGTCGGGGAGAACCTCCTGCGAGGTAAACGTGGGTGTGACGCTCTTGGCCTGCGGCTTCATGCCCTCGCTGCCGGACATCGTACCGAGCACGCCGAGGACGGTGATGCCCTCGCGGATATTGGCGGGGATCAGCTTCGCCTCTTCGGCTGCGTCGATCTGCGCCTTGCCGCTGCCGTCGTGGTAGCCCTGGGGGATGGTGACCGGCTTACCCTTTTCCGTGATGCTGAGCGTCTTGGCGCCGTTATTCGGCATGGTACCGGTGACCTTGCTGCCGGTGACATAGGCCGTCTTGCCGGCCAGAATTTCCGCCGCGCCCGCGGTGGCGTCGCCGGTGTCCGCGTCAAACTCGCAGGAGCCGGTGATGGGCGCGCCGTCCTTGCCGTGCGCGGTAAAGCCCTTGAGGAGCTTGTCCGCGACCACGGTGTCCTGGGTGAGGTCCATGAGGACTTCGCCGCTCGCGAGTACGATTTTGCTGTTGTACTGATTTTCAGCCATTGAAAATACCTCCGATAAAAATTGTTTTTCCGCCCGCGGGGTTTTCCACGCGGGCGACTACAATGGGATCAACAGTCACATTGTCTTTCAGAAGCCTGTCCTTTGTGGCAAGCTCCTGCGTCTCAAAGTCGGGCGTCACGGTATATGGCCCGTCATACGGCTCGCCGCCGACCTCACGGACCGAAACATGGAAGCCGATGCCGATGGCCGCCGGCGTCCCGAGGAAAAAGGCTGCCTTTTTCCTGCCGACGTCAAACGTAATCGCAGCCATCAGATCACCGCCCTGCTGAGCGCGCGTTTAACATCGATCTGCTGCATTTCTGAGCCAATCACGTCGCCGCTCGGGAACTTCACGCGCACCTGCATGGGGCAGACGGTCGGAAGGCCGAAGGTCTCCGGCTGCGTGAGGGGAAAGTGAAATTTGCCGTCGGAAAACGTGACATCGCCCGGATAGGTCTTGACGAGGTTCAGCAGCGCGATCTCGACCAGAGAGACGGCCGGGGGGCTGAGTGCCTGGCCCTCGTTGGTGATCTCAACCTCGATGGAATAAGCGTCGCCCTGTACCATTACGTCGTCACCTCCGTTGCGCTGACGGCGCCGGTGTCGTCCACCGTCAGCTTGAATTTTTTCGTGCTGCCCGCCGTCGAGGAGGGGATGATGATCTCGCCCTCGTCCACGCGCTGCAATAGCTCGTCGGTCTTCTCGCCGGTGTAGAGCATGGTGTAATAATCGTTCGGCATAGATACCTCCTTAAACGATCATTCTCCGCCCGAGGGAATCGAGCAGGCCGTAGTTGTTGCTGGTCACGAGCGGGCCGGACTGCAGCTCTTTTTTCTTGCGGTAGTAGATGATGATGCAGCCGTCGCAGCCTTGCCCACCGTCCGAGCCCTTGCCGCCGCCGTTGCTGCCGCCGGAAGATGCACTGAGGTTTGCTTGACTTACGGTATATCCTTTATTGGGCCACCGCTGCCACGATGAACCGCGTCCAGCGCTTCCGCCGCCTCCGCCACCATTTCCGCCTTTCCCGCCTTTTCCATATCCAGCGGTTTCTTTTGGGGGCGCAACCGCATCTCCCCCTTTTCCGCCGGGGCCCGTTGTGACCCGTGCGCCATTCGAATAAATATAGCCAGATCCATTCCCGCCTGCAGAACCATTGCTTCCGGCGGCAGGGCCTCCGCCAAGTGCTTGATCGTAAGACCAACCCATCGAATGATATGGTTCGTTTTTGTACCCGCCGTTAGATGCCCCGGATTCTCCGCCGTCTGCGCCCTGTGTATAGGTCACGCCATTATAGGTAATTGCTGGGCTTGGTTGGTCAACGTAGCCAGTACCTTCTTTAACTTTCCCGTGACCTTTTGAGCCTGCAATACCGGTGTCGCCTTTGATGGCAAAACTTTCTCCGGTCGTCGGGTCAGTGTATCCGTTTTCGCTGTGTGAGCCGCTGTTGCTGGATGAGCCGCCCATCGTGGTCGCGGCCCCTTCAGAGCCATTCACGCTGCCGTCGGCAGAATAAATGCCGCCTACGCCGCCAACACCGCACGAATACGGCACTTCGGTTCCGGGCACGGCATTCTGGACTGTTTCAATAAGTATTTTCCCGCCCATGCCGCCAAGACCGGCTTCGCCGCCTGCGCCGCCTTCCGTCCAAAGCATTCCGACATAGCGGTCGGAACTATCCGTGACAGAGCTTGATTCTGATGTTACGACCTGTGCAGGCGGATCGCCGCCTTTTAACCCGCTTGCGCCGCCCTGCCCGCCGCCGATAAGGACGCGGGTGTAGCTCGTCACGCCCTCTGGGACCGTCCACTCGCCCGAGCCTGTGAGGATGACGCGCTCGTCAAAATACTC